CTCTTCACCATAAGGTACTGTTAACATTTTAGTTTTATTTTTAGATAAGTTAAAGTATACATCTCTGTTTTGATTTCTTAGTTGGATTAATTGACTTCCAAAAAATTGAACAACATCATCATACATTTGTAAAGCAGGATCATTTAATACGTCAATAAACTCTTCAGGATAATTTCTTGAGAAAACCAATATATCTCTTTTAAGTTCTGCTGTACTTAGTTTGTCTGAATTAGCACCAATAAGAACTCTTGCTACTGTTTCAAGCATTGCAATATCTAAGTCTCTTGCTAAAAGTTGAGCGTCTAAAATTAATTCTTCAATTTCTAATTCTTCAGCAGCATCTTTTTTATTATCTATTTCTTCAAAGATCATTCCGTTACCTGGATGATAATGTAAAAATTCTTGAAGAACTTGATTAGCTCTATCTACACTTAAGAATCCATCTTCAAATACAACAGGTTCTAAAATAGCATTTCCATCTTGCTCATCTTCAAATGGGCTTTTTTGATTTCTTGCATAACGAAGAGGTCTGTTTGTTCCTTTCTCTTCATCAAAATAAAGTAATGAGGTTCTTTTATTGTGGTTTGAGGCTAACATGAAGCATAATGGCGCCACGTCTCCTTTTAATCTGTACTGTTTTGTAACAGCGGTTTTTGTTTTTTTCATTGGATATAATTTAATTAAAGTTAAAAAAAGGGGAGGATTTCTCCTCCCCTCATAATTGTTATTTATTAATCTCTAAATAAGAAGAAGTTGTTTGCACCTAAAGTACATACAGCTCTTTCAGATAAGAAATTAACAGTCATTGCATCTAAAGAAGATGTTCTTGCTCCACCAGCTGAACCAGTGATCCAAGTTTTGTAACGTCTATCTTCAGTTTCAGAAGCTCTGTATCTTACATGTAAGAATGGTCTCTTAGCGTTCTTACCTAAGATTTGGTCATATACAGTAGTTGAACCAGCTGGAACCATAAGTCCATTGATTGCTCCTCCTGTTAAACCACCTCTCATTGTAGGATCGTTTAAGTATTTCCAGTCAGACTTGTAGAAGTCATAACCTCTACGGAATCCTGTGAAACCTAAGTTTAAAGCCATTTCTTCGTCATTATCAAATAAACCGTATGAAGTTCCTCCAGCTCCGTAAGAGTTTTGAGCAGCTAACATATCGTCAATATCAAATGAGAATTGTCTGTTACAGAAAATAACATTTTCTTCAATAGCACCTTGCTTATCTAATCTCTGGATAACACTGTCAAATCCTGCAAGAGCAACTGGGTTACCTCCATTCCAAACATTTCCTCTGTTATTAACTACAAAGAAAATTCCTTCAGAACCTTTGTTACCCATACCTCCTGCTGCACCTAAAGCAATTGCTGCTGCACCAGAACCTGCTGCTGCTGGAACCGCTTCAACCATTGCAGTCTCAAGATAGTCTTCAAAACGAAGTCTTGTTTCGTGCTCAGATTTTAAGTACCATAGGTATCCTGTACCTCCGTTTTCTGTTTGAATCTCAACCCATCCAATTTGTGCCATGTCAGAACCGCTTACTTCGTAAGTGTCTTTGATGATGATTGGAGAATTTTGGAAAATAAGGTCTTGAGCTTCTATTGATCCAGCCATACCTAAAGTTCCTTTTTGAAATTCAGAACCGTAAATAAAGATAGTACAATTAGCTGCTGCTAACATAGTTTTTCCTCCTGCCTCATAGTAAGCTACTGTTACTGCTCCATTTGCTGCATTTACTGCAGTTACAATTGCTTTGTTACTTAATACAGATCCTGCAGTCTCATCAGAGATCATAAGAGTCTGTCCAACTCTAATAGCTGAAAATCCATTTGCTGGAGCACTTGATGCTGGAGCAGGTGGGTTTTGTTGTGCTACTGGGATAGTCCATGTGTCAACAGCAACTCCAGGTGCTGCTGCAGATGTTGCTCCTGTGTATTTAGTATGTAACCTTCCTTGTTCAGCCCATTTAATAAGGTCTGAGTTTGAAGGCATTTCAGCGCCTACCATTCTTAAGAATGATGCTACTGTTCTATTACCATAACGCTCAAATTCTTTCTCGTATGTATCTGGAAGATACTGATTAAGAAAATCAAAGTTAGTGATGTAGTTTGTTGCTAAGGCTACTTGCTGGCCACTTGGCTGCAAGTCAAAGCCTGGGGGTGTAATTACTGGCATTTTGTTTCTTTTTTATTAATTTATAATTTTTTTGCACTTCTAATTTTGAGTCCACTTCCACTGCCTGTATCGCTTACAGCTCTAATCTTCAATCCATCTTTACTAAAATTCTGTGGGGTTGGACGCATATCCATATTAATGTTTTTTGATTTTTTAGAAACATTTTCTACAGTTTGTGTCATACCCTGATTATAAAAGAATTCAGCAAATTTGTCAAGATTCATAGCTACTGACATTGCTCTATGATAACCTTTAGCGTCATTCATCAGTCCCGATTCCTTATCCATGAATTTATCCACGAAATTGTTTACGTTAGACTGTTTACTTTTCAGCTCCTCGTTATCACCAGGTTTAAAGACCATACTTTTATCTCCGATATTGAACTCAAAACCTTTGAACTCATCGTTAAAGACCTCATCAGTCTTATCTAAAAAGTAATCATACCTTTTCTTCTGTGCTTCTTTTGCAGTAGTAGATTCCTCTACATAACTTTTATAGCTATTAAAATTCTCAAGTTGATCTGCAGATAATCCATCCCCACTTGACTCAAGAGGAATGTTATATTTATCTTTCTGTTCATTTAAAAACTTTTTAGCCTTTACAAGTTCTCTTTTTTTAGCTAACTGACTTTTCTTAATATCTTTAGGATCATCTAAGTCTTCATCATACGAAAACTTATCCTCAATAATATCTTGAATATCTATTGCATCTAATCCTTCTTCTGTAGATGAATAATACTCAGTTAGTATTTGATCGCCATCCATATCAGTGTAATCTTTTTGTAATCTTACAAAGTCTTGAATACTACGACCAGTTTCTTTTTTGTACTTAAAATACGCTGATACATCTTCAGGTAATTCTTCATTTGATTCTTTCGTTTCAAACAATTGATCTACCGATTCGATATCTTTATCGTATCTATTTTTAATATATGAAAGAACGTCTGCGTCATTTAACTCTGGCGCTGAAGTTTTTTCTGTAGGTATTTCTACCTTATCTATTTTTTCTTCTTCACTTACTGGATCAAACTTCTCTTCATGCTCCTTAAGTAATTGCTCTTCTACTTCTACTTTGGATTTTTCAATCCCACTAACGTCCTTGACGATAAATTTTTCTTGGTTTTCCATTTTATTTAATTTAATTTGTGCAAAGTTAATACTAATTTAATTCTTTTTTTAAGCTATCTTGGATCAAATTCAGATAAATCAAAACCATCTAAGCTATCTTCATTAGACTCAAAATTTATAGGCGTTCCTCCTGTTTTTCTTTGTTGAATCATTTTAGATTGTTGAGTTCCAGCTTGACTTATACGTTCAGCTTTTGCATCTTCTCTTTTATTTTCTCTTACATCAACTTGTTGTTCTTCCATTCCTCTTAACTGCATATTCATGTTAAACTCAACTTGCATTAATTGGCGCTTAAGATCTGCTTCATTTTTTTGTTTCTCAATTTCAAATGCTATCTCTGCCTGCTTAATTTGTATTTTAGCTTGTAGTTCAGCTTGAGTTTGTTGCATTTTAGCTTGAGCAGCTTGTTGTTGAAGTTGTTGTTGTTGCTGTCCTTGCATAGCTTGTTTCTGTTGTTCTTGCTGTTGAACTTCTGCTGCTCTTTGTTTTCTTTTTACTTTTAAAAGTTGATTAGCCATTTTTAAATTATTAATAGTTCTAATATCAATAGCATCTTCTAAATCAATTCCACCTTGTTGTAAAGACATTTGTATATTAGCTTCTAACTGAGACTTTTCTTCTTCATCTGGACTCATTTCAATAAATATACCAAAGTCATGAAGATAAAGATTTTTTATCTCTTCTAATATTGATAAATTATATTTACCAATTTGCATAGCAAATTCATCTCTATTTTCAGCATACTCTAATACATCAGCAGTTCTTATAGATAAACATTCTGCTAAAGTTTTAGTTATGTAAAGACTTGATTGTAAAATATGTCGTGTAGCTACATTAGAATTTAAAGCTGCCAATTTCTGAACCCCAACTAAAGAATTAGGATCTGGCATACTTGCATCTCTTGCTTCATTAAGTCCAGTAACTTGTCTTAACATTCCTAAATAATGATTATAGTTCCCAATAAGCATTTGCATTTTACTTTGTCCACTGTTTGAAGTAAGTTGAGTAATTGGAACTTTAGCATTATTAAATTCTCCATCTTGAGTATAACTTCTACCAATAACGGAACCTGTTTGGAAATATAATCGTAATGCATCTTCAGGATTATAAGCCTGGCCAGTACCTAAGTCTATTTCACTTAATCCATCTGCATCTATAAACACACCATCTGGAACTACTTTAGCTACAACTTGTTGTATTTTTAAATGGCTTATTTGTATTAAATCAGCAAAAGGAATCATTCTTCTAACTAAAGATTCTAAATTTCCCTTATACATTCTTGGAGCACATGCCACATAATTAGGCATAGCATATTGGTTAGCAGAATTAGGTCTAACCATATTCTCCATCATTTTCCATTCCAGCATAATGTTTGTTCCCATAACCATAACACCCTCATACCAAACATCAATTCTTTTTTCTACTCTTTCAAAATTACCCTCATCCATCATTTCTTGTGGAGGATTAAATTCATCATCTTTCTCTACAGTCTTAAAGTTGCCTTCAGCCATTTTCTTTTTCTTGTACACAAAACTGTTAGTACTTTTGTAATTAAAATATAATAAAGTACAAGTATCTCTTGAGAACATACTGTTGTTATACATTGCTTGACTGTTATAGTAATCATACCAAGACTGACTATACTTGGATATTTCTTCCATTTGTTCAAGAGTAATAGTTGGATCAATTTTAACAACTTCACCAATCGGAACTGTTTTTATTTCTCCCCAGTAAAAAGTATCTTTAAAATACGGATCTTCTGTGTAGCTATAAACAACATTAGCGGGATCTACATACTCAACCTTTATACCATCTCCTTTTTGAAAAGTATGTTTAGCTATACCTACACCTAAAGTAGTAATATCAAGATCAATTCTTTTTCTTGTATCAGCATAATGATTTTCATTAAACATGGTATTAATAGCTATTTCATTTGCTATCTCAATCCCTGGTTTATAATTAAGCTGCATATATAATTCCATTTCAGCATCACTTGTTGGTAGTGTTTTAGGATCTACTTGAAACACTTCCATCTGAAAGTCTTTTTCTATTTGTTTAAATAAGTCTTGAGCTACAACATTAGTCTGAACCATTTTCTGAAATTCATTTCTTTTTTCAGCTGACATTGCATCCATAGCAGTGCAATTAACTTTAAATAATCTATCTGACATCCCGTTAACTACTATATCTACAAACTTAGGAATAATTGGAACTGGTGTCCAATCTAAATTTAAATAAGACAAATCACCATCTACTGCTAATTCATTTTTGTATTTAGATACAGACTGTTCTCCACGTGCATACAGCCTTAATCTATGAAATTCTCCCCACTGATCATAAAACCTACAACCACTTCCTTCCTTTCTAAACCACTCATATTGTATGGCTTGACCTACTATTAATCCGAATTCAACTTTAGCTTTTTCTTTGTCAGGAGCAAATTGATCAGGGAAAGCAGTTGACCTTATATTTATTGTAACGTCTTTCATGTAATTATTTGACTTGTATTGCTTGAATTATTATATCTCGCAAAGTTAATACTTATTTTTGATTTTTCTTTAGAGGGTGTATATAAGTGCTTCTGATTAGCCATAATAGCTAACCCCGAACTAATAGCAGCATCAAACTTAGTTCTATTGCTTATATCAAACTTAGCCCAATCTTCTAAAGTCTTTCCAAAATACATCACTCCCATGTCTCCTGGCTCACGATTATCTCCATTAAAATCTATACCTATATATTTTTCTATATACGATTCAATAGCTGATGCGTGTGATTGTTTAACATCTTCAGAAGTGTTAGGAATACCTCCTAATTCCTTTTCTGTTTTAGATAATTTAGTGTATACTTTATCTGGTCGATTTAATGAATAACCTCTGTATCCTCTATTTTTAAAATGATAAAGTAATCGAGGTTTATTATTTTCACAAAGTATTGGCATTCCATAAAATATACACGCCATTAATACTTCTTCAAAAAATATTTCAGCAGTCTGAGGTCGAGCTATATACTCTAAAAAAAAATGATTAACTGGAGCTTGATCCATACTAAATTTAGTAAGACCATGTAATGATCCATTAGATCCTTTACCAACAACAACTCCAGATATATCATAAGAGTCACAACCGAATGAACCGATATGCTCATTACCTGGCTTCTTTTTTCCTCTTTCCATTATTACCTTATTATCCATTCCAGGAGGAGGAGTCCAACTTACTAAAAATCTTCCATGTTTGTTTGGCGACCATATTACTTTGCTATCTTTTATTCCGTTTTCCCAAGAAAAAGATCCTCTTGTAATATGATGATCTATTATTAAAGAATCATTATAATCTACTTGTTGATATATTTTTGTTAAATTAAATATAGACTGTTTACTTTCATCTCTAAACGCATGAGACTCAGTACGAGGAAATTGCCTGTAAAATTCATTTAACGCATCAGGATCTTGAGATAAAGAAGCTACTTCATTTTCCCAATAATCTATAGCCCCTATACTAATTAATTCTCCATCTATTCCCATGACAGGAGCTTTTGGAGTTTTAAATATAGGCATTCCATATCTGTCAATATATCCTTCAAAATTCCATTCCATAGGAACAAATAAACAATACAATCCACTTTTTGTTTGTCCGTTAGCATTTCTTTTAGAAGGAAGTGAATCGTCAAAAAGAGATTTAAAATTTCTACCTCCTTTATCTAAAGCATTTGATGTTGATCCCATCATACATTTACCAATAACCTTACTACCTAATCGTAAGCATGTTTTAGTTACACGCCAGTTATTCAATATGTTATCTGGTCTTTCCCATTTACCACTTTCATCATGTAATAGTAACTGTAATTTTTCACCATCATAACTATTATCACCAGTGTTTTTCCAGTCAATAGTTGTATCTAATCCCTCCAGTTCATCATCAGCGAGATTAAACATATTCTTTTTTGTAATTTTAGATGCAGGAACTCTATATGCTAATTCAGTTTTAGGTTTATCCATACCATCTTGTATGGGTTTAAAAAAGAATGGATAATTCTTTGATATAGGGACAACTTTATCGGTAAACATTTTTTTAGCATCCGCCCCACTTTTGGAAAGTATTCCTATTCTTGAATCTTTAGTAATAGTAGCTTGATTAACTCCCTCACATGAACTCATAAAAGAAAATCCTGAACGTCTTATTTTTAAATAACACATACCGAAACTTCGTTTATCAGCTTTACAAGCCTCCCAAAATAAATAAAAAATTCTATTAGCTTCCCTAAAGTCAGGGTTTCCTACATCAATTTTTGTCCATTGCAAGTACATGTAATGAGTCCCTGTTATATATGTAGGGCTCCCATTATTTATAAACCAATAACCCTGCTCTCTTCTATTAAATTCTTCTTCTATATAGTCTACCCATTGAGACTTAAAATTAGCTGGAGTTTCATGCCATTGAAATATAGATTTAACTCTATTTAATTCTTTAGAAATTGGAGTTGTTTCCCAATACTGTTCTTCTTTAGTTTTAGATCTTTTATATATTTCTTTTGGAGGTTTTGGTAAGGCTATTTGTAATCCATTAATATTAATAATAGAACCTATCTGACCATTTTTAGATATAACAACTACATCGTATTTTTCATTATACCCATACAACCAAGACCTACCTCTATTTTTATTAGATATAATAGTATTAGGAATAAGTTTTGTTACTTCTTTATATAATTTATTTTGATCTTGATTCTGCAAATCCTTTAGGTGTATTATTTTTTCTTTCGGCAACATTACCATCTAACAGTGATCTTTCTTCTTCTATTCTTTTTAATATTTCAAAAGCATCAAAAATAGCTAACTTTTTAGTTGCTGCTGCATTTTTTAATCTATCGGCCGCCAATGGATCTTCAGCTTCATACTTAATAATATCTTCTTTAGCTACTTTAACTAATTGTTTAACAGCTTTTTCTCCAGCCTCTATTATGCTTAATTTAATTTCTCTTATGTCCATTATTTGTATTTATAAAACATTACGTATACTTGTCTTCCTTCTTTCCAAGACTTGTTAGGATACTTACTGTGAAAGTAATTAGATGGATAAGATATGATTCTATTCTGCTCATATCCAGAAACAGAAATTAATCTCCACATATCTAAGTTCTCTGAGTCTTCTCTTATAGTTCTATCATACTCTTCATTTGTTACAGAAGAAGGTAAACTATTACCGTATATTTCATGCTCCCAAAATGCAGTTCCATTTAACTCCTCTAATTCTCTGGGTGACATATAAATAACTGCAGCTCTATCAGGTTTTTCTCCTTTTATATTTAAATCAGAATGTATTCTCCAAGTATTATCGAACTCATCTGTAGATACTCTAAAAAAACTTAATATATTTTCTAAAGACCTACCCTCTATTATTTCTAATTTTTTTAAAACGTATTCATTAAAAGATTCTGGAGACTCTTGAACGTAAAAGTTTTTTTCACCTACAGTATGTTTTATAAATTCTCCTTTATTTAAATAATTTGTAGCTATTTTAAATAAATCTTTATCTATGAAGTTATCTACAGTATATATCATAATATCATTGTTATGTTATTAGTAAACATTCTATATAGTTTTTCATCGTCTACTGTAAATTCATAATCGCTATCTGGTGTAAATGAAATACGATCACCAACAGAAACTCCTAAGTCTAACAACTCTTTATTTATATATTTAACTATTCCCATTAATGGCTCTTCTTCACAATTTTTAAATAGATAAGAGTCTTTAGTTTTAATGGGTTTTATAAAACAATATTTACTATGAGCCATCCAAGTTTCTTTATTCTTATATAAAAAAAATTGTTCGTTGTCTATTAAAAATAAATCGTCTTTAAGAAAGCTTCTTCCACTTTTTTGTCTTCCTTTCATATCATAATAAAATTTAAATACATTATGATGTACTAACAAACTATCTCCTTTTTTTACTGGACCACTATAATTTATAGGTAATGCCACAACTTCAGCAAAACGATTAGAAGATACATGATCTTCTTGAGATACACTTGTTATAAATTCAGTGTCTGCTATTTTTTTAATATTGTCATACCTTCTTCCATTTAAAGGTTTAACAATAAAGTTATATGGAGATCTCATTAAAAGTTTATATTAAACTCTAATGATATTGGTAGTGTATTTAAAAATTCTTTCCATAAATAAACAACCTCACCTTTTTGAATCCATATTTTATATGATCCTTCTATTGATTGAATAAGATGTATTTTATGAGATCCTCCTAAAACGTCTTGCCCTACTATGTAGTGCATTGCGCCAGACTTATAGTCTGCGCCAATTGATATTTTTCTAATGTCCATTTCATTTTATTTAATTTATTTTATTTTATACTGCTGTATATGCCCATCTTAAATCACATCTTCCTTGAACACTTACAGTACCTGATGATGATTGTGTTATAGTAAAATATAAAGCTTCTGTACCCACAAATGAATTTGGAGATAAACTTACATTACCACATACTAAATTGTCTGTACCAGTAGTAGTAATAGATACGGCTCCAACTTTTGAAGGAGTATAAGAAGCATTACATGGATCATATTTAAAAAATTCTATAAGAAATGGAGCACCAGAAGTACCAGCTATAGATACGACACCACCACATAAATTACTTTGAAGAGTGTCAGTTGCGCAAGAAGAAGTTCCATTATTTGCATTACCATATATTGTAGCTCCTAATTTTTGAGAATTAGTCCATCCAGATCCAGTAGAAGTACTTACATAAACTAATTGATCAGCACCACTTGGACTCCATGAACCTTGAGATATATTACCATAAGAATAATACTCCTGATACATATTAACATCTTTAACTCCAAATTTAAAATTAGTTGAAAAATTGTTTGATCCTCCTCCTGATCCAGAAGGTGTTACCCACGAACCATCTCCTCTTAAAAAAGTTGTGTTTGTTCCTCCCTGCGGTACAAATCCTTCTAAAGTTCCCCCTGCATATCTTTTAGGACTAACAGTAGCTACAGTTCCCACAGTAGTTACAGTTAAAGGTTGTCCTACCGATGTGCCACTTGCTCCTAACAACACTTGTGTAACTCCTACAGATCCACCAGAAGGTATTACCCATGTACCATCTCCTCTTAAAAAAGTTGTGTTTGTTCCTCCAGATGGAACTACACCAAGGTTAGAACCTCCAACGTATACTCTTTGCGATAGAGTAACTACTCCATTAGTAGTACTCGTAGTAAGTGGAGCACCTGCAGAAATAAGTGGAGAACCTACTGTAAGTGAAATTATTCCAGAATTTGCTATTACTAATTGAGAAGAACTACTTCTTGTGATAACTACGCCATTAACTCCCGTTAATGTTATATTTTGATTATTCCCATTGTTATCAAGAAGATTTAAATTAGTAGTAGCAGCTGGAACTGAATAAGTGTAAGTGGTATTTACAAGACTTGGATTGATCCATGTTAGAATTCCTCCACTAATTCCTAAAAACTGACCGTTTGATCCTATAGATCCATTAGCCTGTATATTTGTTGGTATAACTGTTGGTAAGGTAATACTTGCAGTACCTGTTAAGGTAATACTTAAAGCTGAAGTAGCTCCTACAGCTAAAGTGTCATTTAAATTACAACATGTAGTTGCAACCCAAGCTAACCCAGAACCTGTTGAGCTTAATACCTGGCCTGCTGCTCCAGCAGATAAAGATGTGTCAAGTATAGTTCCTGCTGTAAGAGAACCTGTTATATTTATAAGTGCATTTGCTCCCGTAGCAACATTACCTGCATTTAATACTTGTTGTAATGTATTTGTTCCTGATGAAGATGGAGACCATGTCACTCCAGTTCCTGTAGAAGTTAATACTTGGCCTGCCGTACCAACTACACCAGTTGAATCCGCCAACGTTCCTGATAAATATATTCCAGCTGTAACTGAAGTTGTTCCATTATTGCTAAAAGTATTGTTACCACTCCAAACATTAGCTGCTGCAGATGTAATTGAATTTCCAGAAGAAAAAGTAGTTACACTTGTTCCTGTAAATGTTATCCCAATATTATTAGCAATATTACCTGCACTTAATGTAGCTTGTAATGTACAGCATGATGATCCTGGAATAGTTGATGACCATTGTAAGCCTGTTCCTGTAGAAACTAACCATTGTCCTGCTGTACCTGTAGATCCACCAGCGTTTATTTGACCTGTAGAGTTAAATATTAAATCTGTTGAATTAATATTTACATTTCCTGTAAAAGTACTTACTCCTACACCTGTTAAAGTAGCAGAGGATGCAATAATTAAATCAGCTCCTACACCTGTAAATGTCATACTTGTTCCACTTACAACAGATGCTGTAGTAGCAGTATTCCCTATTAATAGAGTATCATTCCAAGAAGAATTTGCTCCTGATGCTGCAATCCATTGTAAACCTGCGCCTGTTGAACTTAGCACTTGACCAGCTGTCCCAATTCCACCTCCTGCTGTAATAGTAGTTGGTGATACAGTTCCAACAACAACAATATTACCTGTTAAGTTAATATTTTGTGTTGCAGTATTACCTGTATTTAAAACTGATTGTAAACCCTGAAGTACACCTGCACCTCCAGTTAAACTACTAACTAAAAACGTAACCGTTTCATTATCGTTACTAACATCAGTACCAATAAGTAAATCGTCAGCTGATGGTACTATTGTAGGATATACGGTGGTGTTTTCAATTCTTGCCATTACTCAATTTTTATTAATTTTTACAAAGGTAGTAAAAATAAAATTATGAGATTTGATTTATTGATAATCTACATCCACTAATAAGAGATATTAGTGCTGATGTTGTTGATGTCCTTCCTTGTATCCAAAATTGAGCCCTGATTTTTGAGTTAGCACCTACATTATGTAAAACTGTAGCCGATCCACTATCTCTATCTACACTACCGTTTCCTCTAACATAATTAAAAACTTGTGTTCCTTGTATATCTGAGAAGGAACCACGATTTGGAGCGTATTGCACAACTGCACCAGCTAACAATCTATTAGGAACTGAACCGTTTTCACTTGCAAAATTAAAGCTAATCATTACTAATTGTGCAGCAGTAATATCTACTTCACTTCCACTTGCATTAGAAGACATACCTACTTCTGTTATTTCAGGAGTATCAAATAAAACTGTTACTCGAGTTTCAGTAGCTCCACCTCCAGCTATTGTTTGTGCATTTTCTGGAGACCAAGAACCTTTATTAGACGTTGGTACTGAGGTTATATAACCAGCCCCATTTGTTAACTGATTATTATTAGTTGGAATTGTTGGAAACGTACTTCTATTTCCATCTCCCCTTATATATTCTGTTGAAGATCCTTGCCAATCTAAAACAATAGAGGGAGAAGTTGTTGGATTTGCAACCGCAACCGCTAATCCATTACCAGTTACTGAAGCAGCAACATTTGTTACTGTACCTTGAGGATTACTAAATGACACTTGAATAATACCACCTGGCTGACCTAAAGTAATTGTTGTAGTAGAAGTTCCTGAAGCAGTTATAGCTGACACACTGTCAAGGTATGCAGTATTCCAATTTGCAGAATTACCACCTGAACCAGTAATACCAAGATTAGCAAGAGTTAAAGTTCTTGTTGTTGCAGATGTAGCAACACCATTTGTAAAATTTAAAGTTGCAAATACAGTGGCAGTATTAAGAGTATTATTTTGATTAATACCTATAGTTGTGTTTCCACTTGAAGTTACATACCCCTGACCATTAGTTAACTGGTTGTTATTAGTCGGAATAGTAGCACTTGAAAATGCTAATGTTCCTAAAGCTACCCCCTCAATAACAAGTGAATCCTTAAATTCTATTGCCATTATTTAATTTATTTATGCTACCTTAATTATGCTATATGCTAATGCACTTGCTGATACTGCTGATGCAACTGAAATTGTTATTGAATTTATAGATGGTCTTGTTATTCTTGCAAAAACAGTATCGTAATTACCACTATTTAAGTATACACCTACCTGAACGGCTCTTGTTCCAAAATTATGAGTAATAGTAAATGAAGATCCAGCTCCAAGAATTCCGTTTTTAGTTGTAGCAGTTGAAATACATGATTCAACTTCACTACAGAAATTAATAACACCTGAAGCTGGTATGCTTATTG